CAGAAAAAAATAGAAACAACAGCAGGTGGTATTCTTGTAGGTTCTGGAAGTATATCAGGTAATATAACTGCAAGTGGTGATATTAGTTCAAGTGCAAGTGGTTCATTTACAAATGTAGAAATTGCTAATAATACAACAATAGACGGAGACTTAATTGTTTCACAATATATCAAACATAAGGGTGATGTAAATACGGCAATCAACTTTACTGATAATAAGATTAAACTTGAAGCTGGTGGTATGTCTTTTGCTTCTTTTTATGATGATGATAGTGCCCCTTTTACTGCTAAAATTAACAATGATAGTAATAGAATTAACTTTTTAGTTTATGATAAAGCTAATCAACTTCTTCTAAAAACGGATTCAGATGAAGGATGGGTAAATTTATATTATTCAGGTAGTGAAAAACTATCAACACAAACAGGTGGTGTTAATATAACAGGTAATGTATCAGCATCTGGTAATATGGTGCTTTCCGGTTCTCAAATTAAATTTCAGAATGATGCAGCAACAGGTGAAACATATACATTTAATAATATTTCATCAACGCTTAGCAGTGACCATAGTCTTGGGTTTAATATAGCATCAGGTTCTTCAGCATTAGATAGTATTCTTAAAGTATCTGGTAGTCACGTAGGTGGATTTGTTGGAATTAACAAATATGCAACGGACGTTCTAACAAAAGCATTAATGGTAGAGGGTGCAGTAAGTGCAAGTGGTGATTTAGAAATTGATGGTGCTGCAAATATAGCAACCACTTTAACTGTTGGTGGTAATTTAGATGTTGCTGATACGATATATCATACAGGAGATTCAAATACAAAGATAAGATTCCCTGCAGTTGATACTATTGCTTTCCATACTAATGGTAGTGAAAGAATGAGTATCGGGCCAAGTGGGCATATAACTTCAAGTGTTAATATTAGTGGTAGTGGAGGAAATATATTAGGATTTGATACGGGTTCATTTGCATATATGACGGTAGGAAGTAGTATTATTCGTGATGGTGACTCTGATACAAGACTTTTATTTACTGATGATGATTTAAATATTACAATCGGTGGTAAGAATATGGTTGACTTTACTGAAGATACGGTAAGTGAAGTAACTTTTAATGAAGAAGGTGATGATATAGATTTTAGAATTGAAACGGATAATGATAGTAAAGCACTCTATATTAACGCTGGTGACGACACTATTCAATTAGGAAGTGCAGCAACAACCCACGTTACTGCAAGTGGAAACATTAGTGGTAGTGGAACAATATATGGTAATGATTTACAAATACAGAGAGGGGCAACTTTTAACCACAACCAAGAGGCAGCGTATGATTTTAAAGTAAGGTCACAAAATAAGAACCATACATTATATGTAGATTCTAATAAGGATAAAGTAGGTATCGGTTATAATTCACCTGGCGGAAGTGATTTATCATCATCATTACATATAGCTGGAGATGTAACAATAGATTCACACGTAACTGCAAGTGGAAACATTGGTGGTAGTGGAGGAAATATATTAGGATTTAAAGATATAACAGCAACAGGTAATATTACCGCACAAGGTGATGTTATAGCAGAAAATTATATCGTTAGTTCATCAGTAACTTATATGACTTCATCAGTAATGAGTGGTTCTACAAGGTGGGGTGATACACCAGCAGACGATACACACTTAATAACAGGTTCTATGTTTATTAGTGGTAGTGGAACAGACTTAACAAACACAATGACTGCTTCATTTGCAAGTGTTAAATTACAACACGCAGGACATTTAAGTGGTAGTTTAGGAACATTAACAGGTATAAAACAAGCAAATATCACATCTGGTTCATTTGATTATATAAATGTAACAGGAAATGTAACTGCTTCATCTCTTGAAACAAGTGGGGATATTGTGGCCTTTGGTTCATCTGATAGAAATCTTAAAGATAATATACAACCGATTGAAAATCCATTAGAGAAAATGGACAAGATTGGTGGTTATACATTTGTTTGGAACGATAATCAAAATGTTTATAAAGGAAAAGATGTTGGTGTGGTTGCACAAGAAATTCAAGAAGTTTTACCTGAAATTGTTGCAACTCGTGCTAATGGATATTTAGGTGTTAAGTATGAAAAAATCGTTCCATTATTAATAGAAAGTATTAAAGAAAATACAAAGAAAATTGAAGAATTAGAACAAGAAATCAATAAAATTAATAAAAATTGTGATTGTTTGAACAAGTAGTTTTATATTTATATATAAGAAAATAAAGGAGTTATAATGGCTAAAAAATCAAAAACAGTTAAATTTACAAAAGAAGAATTAGAATCATTACAAAATTTAAAAAATGATTATGCTAATATTCAAAATGAATTGGGTAGAAATTCAGTTCTTCGTATACAGGCTGAACAACGAGTTGAAGATTTAGATAATAATCAAATTCAATTAGAAGTTATGTATAAAGAAACACAACAAAGAGAAATAAATTTAGTTGGTGAATTAACTGAAAAGTATGGCGTTGGTAATTTAGATGTAAATACTGGTGAATTTACACCAGTAAAGTAATTTTTTTACCTAATTGACGCATTTTGAGAATTGTAAATTATATTTATAATAGTAAAATTATCTATACAGATAACAAATTAACGGGAGAAAGAAAATGGCCGAACGTATAGTAAGCCCTGGTGTTTTCACCAGAGAGAAAGATTTGTCTTTCTTACCACAAGGAATTAATGAAATTGGAGCAGCATTAATTGGGCCAACAGAAATGGGCCCTGCATTTGTTCCAACACAAATTCGTAACTTGGGTGAGTTTGAGCAGATTTTCGGAAAAGAAAGTCAAGATTTTTATGTTCCTTTCACTGCAAAACAATATTTGAAAAGTGCAGGAACGGTAACAATCGTGAGAGTTTTACATTTAGGCGGATACGCAAATGATAGTCTTGTATTATCAATCAGTAGCTCAGCAGGACACAAAGTAGCAGCAGTTTTAAAACCTTCAAGAGGCGCGGCAGACATAGATGCATCATCTGCATTTGCAGTCGCACATAGTTCTTCGATATTATCAACTGCAGTTTCAGCAAGTGATTTCACACTTGTTGCACCACTTAATACTACTGGAGCAACAACAAATACTCAATTATCATTTGATTCAAGTTCCGCAAATTACATTACAAAAGTATTTAGTGAAGACCCACAAGACGCAAATAAAGCATTATATGTGCATTCAAATTTCCAAGACACACAGAATTTATTTGTATCAACTGGTTCACACGTCGCTGATGTTGTAACAGTTCAAAGTGGTAGTGCTGAAGGCTTTTCGTTTGATTACAAGGTGGCAACAACACCTTATATTCAATCACAATTAGTTGGTGGAGCAAGAACAAGTTTATTTAAAGTAAACACTCGCTCACACGGAACTAATATGAATTCAAAATATAAACTCGGTATATCAAATGTTAAACCAGCAACTGATGTGGCAGGTAGTGATTATGGAACATTTAGTTTACAAGTTATTGTAAATAATCCAGGTCAAAATGATGACGGAGTTATTTTGGAAAACTTTGATAACATAACCTTTGATGATGAGAGTGTAAATTATTTACCAAGATTAGTTGGTGATAGATATACTACTATTGATTCAAATGGTAAATTAACACATAACGGAGATTATCCAAATCAATCAAAATATATTTATATTAGTGATTATGATAATCTTGTTGGTATTTCAGAAGAGTTAGTTCCTATGGGATTTGACAAAGTGTTAGAACCACACGTGATAGATGTATCAACATCTATACCAAGTGGTAGCACAGCTGCATCAGCATATCCAAGTTGTTCATATCTTTGGACAACAGGTTCATTATCACAAACAAATAGTCGTGGAACTTATGACCAAAATGTCTATTATGGGTTTGACTTCAATAGTAAAGATAGTCAACAATATTTAGCACCTACACCAACAAGTGCAGGTAATGGTAATAATGTTACTATGAGTTTGGAAAATTGTTTTGGACATAATGATGCATCAGTATTAGGAGCTCAATATTCAGCAGGAGATAATCCATTATCAATATCAGGTTCAGACCACAGACAATTGAAGTTTGTAGTTCCTTTCCAAAGTGGTTTTGATGGCTGTAATCCAGCATTGGTTAAACAAACTGGAACAAACATTGTAGCAGCAAACACACAAGGATTTGACTTATCAAGTTCAACAGCAAGTGGTTCTTTATCTTATAAGAGAGCTATTAACGCAGTATCAAATCCAGATGAATTTGATATTAACTTGTTAGCAACTCCTGGTGTTATTCACGGATTACACTCAACGGTAACAAATCACGCAATTGATAAAGTTGAAAGCAGAGCAGATTGTTTCTATATTATGGATGGTTCAAAATTTGGAAGAACAATTCAAGGAGCAATTGATGATGTTAAAGCAATAGATTCAAACTATGTGGGAACTTATTACCCCTGGATTAAAATCTTGGATAGTGTTAAAGGTAAACCAACTTGGGTTCCACCTTCAGTAGTGATGCCAGGTGTATATTCAAATAATGATAGAATAGGACAAGAGTGGTTTGCACCAGCAGGATTAAATCGTGGTGGTTTAACAGATGTGTTAGAAGCAAAAACAAGATTAACTAACTTGGAAAGAGATGATTTATATGAAAATCGTGTAAATCCTATCGCAACTTTCCCAGGTCAAGGCGTAGTCGTGTTTGGACAAAAGACACTACAAGGAAAACCAAGTGCATTAGATAGAATTAATGTAAGAAGATTGTTAATTAATTTGAGAAAATTCATTGCAAGTTCTTCAAGATTCTTGGTGTTTGAACAAAATACAAGTTCTTTAAGAAATCGTTTCTTAAACATTGTAAATCCATATATGGAACAAGTTCAACAAAATAGTGGATTAACAGCATTTAGAGTAGTAATGGACGACAGCAATAACACACCAGACGTTATTGATAGAAACCAATTAGTTGGACAGATATTTATCCAACCTACAAGAACAGCTGAATTCATTGTATTGGACTTCGTAGTTCAACCAACAGGAGCAGCATTTCCTGAATAAGTTAGGTAAACTATAACAAAAAACCCCCGATATTCTCGGGGGTTTTTTTATACAAAACAACAAAGGGGGTTTAATTATTTATAGTAAATAGCAAAGGTATCAGCGTATTCAGCCAAACAATAGTTCGGCATTCTCTTATATCCAAGATGTTCTTTACTTGTTCCACGATACTTAATTCTATATTTACCAGTCATCATAGCTTCCCTAATCACAGGATTCCACCTATATTTCATAGGAATTCCCTTAAACAAAGCAGCTTCACCATTATCAACAACATAATCTTGAAGATTTAATCTTGTTTGATTAGTATTGGCTTCATACAAATCATTAGCATTGTGTGCATATTGATACACATTAAGAGTAGTGCTTCCATTTTCAACATATTCATTTTGGTCATTGTAATAACCACCATATAGTTTAAAAGTTCTTGGAACTTTCGTATCGTTAAAATTTCTCGGTTGTATTGTATTCATATTAATTTTCCTTTCCTAAATTTTGATAAAATGGAACTAAAACTAACTTATTGTAAACCACCATAAACAAAAACTTTTCAAATCTTTGAAGTCCTTGTATTAGTAATTGTAATAACTTAATCAAGTTCATCACTAAATACTTTCCTATAATTCTTTTTATCCTTAACATACTATAATATACAAAA